AGTTTGTGGTGTTGTAGGTTATAGAATCCATTTTGTTCTGTTTTAAAGTTAAATTATCTGTGAATTATGGGGTTTTTACACCCCTTGTTTGATTATACGTATTTAATTACGTGCTTTATGTCTTCTGTGTTCCAGCTATTTATTGTTCCTAATGTGTGGTTCTCAATAGTCATTCTTTCACCATCTACGCTTATAATTGTACCGATGTGGTTGTTTCCGTTTGCTCTGATAATTTCTATATTGGTTGTCATAATGTCTGTTTTTAAATATAAACTTAATTGCTTATACCCTAATATACAACTTATTTACTTATAAACAAAATATTTAACAACTTATTTTCATTTATCTTTTATAAAGACTTTGCACACTTACTACAATATGCGTGTATTCCGTTCTCACTATTTTTTATAATAGGGTTTGGGACCTTGCATTTACATTCTTTTTTTCTGGGTTTGTTTTCCATTATTTCTTATTAAAATATTTATACTTAAACATTATGTATCTTAAATAAATGTCAAATTTTAAATCACGATAAATCCGATAGTATTTTCTTTTATTATATTTCAGGTTTACCATCTCGTGTTTCTATGGATTCTTTACGTTGATTATACTGGCCTGGTTTTCACTAAGCAAGTAAACATCTTTTAGCAATCTTTTCTTGGTCCACATTGTTGTATCTGGACAATATTTTTTAACCGCTTCTGGTAACTCTAAAGTATTTAACCAATACATAAAATTTCCTTTTGGGTCATTGACAAAATATATCTTTATTATATCTTTATCTAATTTCATTAAGGCATCGTATTTATCCTTTTCCAGCATTTTGTCTTCGTAATATTTGTTTCTGAATTTCATTTCAATAACACAATCAAAACCTTTTGGGGTTTTACCTTTTGCATCAAACCTTGAAAATCCATCACCCGACCATTCTAAATCCCAGCCATCAAAATTAAGAAGTGCAACTACTGCCTTTTCCCATTCATTAATTTTTTTAATTCCCATTATTCCATATCACGTTTAAATCCTTAATCCACTTGTTTATTACTTTAGGGTTACAAGTACAAGGCTTGTAATATTTATGCTTGTGATATTTTGCGTGGAGTTGGCAAACCAATTCAAATTCTTTATTGGATATGTGCTGCTTTGAACCCATTCGAAATTGCTCCCAGTCTTTGTAATCGAGTTTTTCAAAATTTACCATCTTTTAATTTTTAAATCATTTAGTTTATTTCTTCTTTTTCCGCAATTGCATTCCTTGCCTTTCAGCTTATAAAAGGTATCAACCAGATATTTAATGCCCGTGTATTTTGTAATGTAATAAATAAAATCTCCTAATCTCATCTTAATTGTTTTTGTCTAGATATATTTGTAATGCAGCTAATCCTCGCCAGGCCACCTTTGCTAGATGTAATATTCCATCGTCATCAATAGGGTTTTTTGAATGGTCTGTTAAGTGCCTAACTAAAGCATCTTCATTATCTGTACTTTTATTCTTGTCCCAATGTAATGGTTTGTTTGCGTGGTGTTGGTTATTACCTGCTAAACTACATTTAGAAACTTCTTTTAAAGCATCAGGAAAGTATTTTAAAACTCCTGAGTATATTGGCATCCCTTTTCTATTTTCGTAATGCAAACCATCATTTCCATTCTGAGCAATCACCCTTTGTCTATCTTCATTTATGTATTCTAAATCTTCTAAGTTTTCTTCTTCTTCTTCTAGTTCTAGATATTTATCGTAGCTATTCATTTTGTGTTTATTTTAGTTGTTCTTTTTTAATATAATATGCGTTTGTGTATTTCATTAATTTACAGTCCCAGTCATTTACCTCTGGATAATCAGCAAAGTAAAATTCTGCCGTACTATCATCTAAAATATAAACAAACCAATACAAATCTATTTTGTTTAATCCTTTTTTATGTGCTTCTTCATTTACCAATATACTTGAATATCTAGAAGTCCTGCTTGTTTTTACATCTATTCTTTTGCCTTTGACCGTAAAATCTGCTTCTTTAATTGGAAATGGATTTAAAAGTTTTATCATTTCAAAATCAATATTCTTTTCAGTTAAATAATCTAATACAATTAATTCACCAACGACCCCCAGAATATCAACATCTTTATTTTTATCACCTCTATCAAATCTAGGGTTGTTTTTCCTATTGCTTTTATTTGTTGTGGTTCTTGCTTCGGCCATTTCTTCAGCAATTAACCAGAAAGATTTAGGATATTTATATGTAATCATATTATCTTTTTTAGTTTGTCCTTTACTTTATTATAAGTATTATAAAGTGAGTAATAATTGATAGCAGATTTTCTTGAGAACTCCGCAATGCTTTCACCTTCATTTATTATTTCAAATACTTTTCTATCATACCAGTACATTTTAGAAAGTTCTTCTTGTACCTTGCTCCAAACCTCATCATAGTTTGCATCAAAAACTGACGTTTGAATTAGTGTTGTTTTATAATTATGACCATCTACAATTTCATCTATTGAGAAAATAGTAATGTTCTTTTCTTTACGCTTCAAATCAAAACATAAAGACCGTAAGGTTTTGAAAATGTAATAGTAATTTATTTCATTACCGTACATAATATCTAATCCTTTTTCGAGTTTTAGTTGTATTTTAATATACATTTCCTGAACAATATCTTCTGCTACTACATTACTACATCCAAAAGATTTAACTATGTTTACCCAGTCTTTGTTTCTTTTAGCAATCAAAATCATTTGTTCTTGTACCATACTCTATTTTAAAGGGTCATATAAATCATCAACCACCGTTGGAATACCTTTTTCGTTGACTTCAAAACTAAAGGTTTCAAATGAATACCCTCTGCTTCTGCCACACTTTACGGTTGTCCAATTCCTGTTAACTGTATTTGCTTCTAAACTTATTACCGTTTCTGCTTTCTTTTCTAATGCTGAACCTAAATGCCCAGTTCCTAATTTAGCACTTCCAAAGTTTTGGTGTATTACACAAATTATATGCACGTTTTGTTCCTCACTTATTCGCATTAATGCACTTACTAAATTATTACTTTGCTCTATATTATTTACATCTGAACATAAATCTGCAATACCATCTATTATAACCAGGCTAGGCTCGTTTATTTTTTCCTTTATAAAGTATTCAATAAACTCTAATCGCTCCTTATATCCAATTGTCCGTAAAGCAAAGGTATGATATTTATCTATATTAATACTTGAGTCCATATCTAAGGGCCTTTTAAACACTTTAGAAGCGTGCCAGCTACCTTGTTCTGTATCTATATGAACCAAATGCCCATTATCCCTATGCCCTTTTATTTTGCCACCGTATATATTTGAGTTACTCAGGTATGCTGAAGCTAGTAATGAAACAAAGAAAGTTTTCCTTGTCTTTGGTGGAGCCGTTATAACTGATAAATTTCCATAAGTACCAATTGCTATTGGCACAATACTATCACCATCTAGTTTGTTTGATTTTAAAACCTTTTCACCGTAAGATAATGCTACTGGTGGATATTCTATTTTTTTTGTGATGTCAATAAAACAATCTTGTTCTATAAATTCCATTAACATACCGTGTTCTGTTTCTTGTTCTGTCATTTGTTAAAGGTATATAAAAAAAGGGAATAAGAATTAACCCATTCCCTTTTTATTTTGGTTAGTTTAAATTAGAAAGGCATATCATCCTCTGTATTGCTTGATGCATTTGAGGTTTCAGCTACTAATTCTTTTTCTGCAAGGGCCACGTTTCCATCGGTCCAAACAACTTTTCCATTTCCTAAATAGGTTTTGGCTACTTTTGCGTCACGTTCTTCTTTGTTCTGTGAATCCATAAATGCTACGTTGTTACCGTATCTGGTTTCATCCTGAACTGATATTGTGAAGTTGTAATATACTGCTCCATCTTTTCCTTTTACAAATTTTTCCTTTGGTAATTTGTCTACTCTGATACTTCCTGTAATTAGTGTACTCATAATTTATATATTTAGTTAATTAAAAATTCCTATTATTAATATTATTATTGTGATTGTATTCTTCATAATTAGTTTGTTAAAAATCCTGTTAATACTATTGCTAAAATTACAAAGATAATTATTATTCTTCTTGTATTGTCTTTCATAATTATTCGTTTTCTAAGTCTATAAATTCTGCGTGTTCTTTACAAGCTGAACAAATATCTGTTTCTGTGTGCCATCTACTAGCACCACAACATTCTGATTCTTTCATATTATTTCTTTTTAAAGTCATCTGATTCGTCTTCGCCAAAAACACCAAGTTCATAGAATCCTGTTAGTTTTAAAACCGCCCTTGATAAGGCCCTTTTTTCTGCCATCTCAGCAACATACCAGCTATTGCAGTTTCCATCTTTATAATTGTCACCCCTTAAAGCTGAACCGAATGTTTCAATGCTTGTTTCAATTTTTGTCTTAATACAGGCTACTGCCTTGAATACCGCAAAGTTTGGTTCACATCGTATAACCTCGTAACTGATTGATATATTTTCCTTTGCCTGGATTTTCTCAATTCCTTGCCGTGTAATAATAACATAGTGCTGATGCTTATAAACATCTTCTTTTGCTAGTCCGTACTTCTTGTACAATTCTACTAATTTTTCTCTGTCCATTTTATTGTCTGTTTTTATTATTATTATTATAATCTTTTGCAACTTCCAGTTTAGCTTCTGTAAACCTAAGTTTATTTTCTAATCTGTCAATCTTATTCAATAAGGCCGAAACCCTTTGTTCGTATTGCTCTATTATTTGATTTGCTGTTTGTTGTGAAAAGTGTGTGTTTACCATTAGTCTAGATTTAATAAAGTTGATTTTTTGATTTCAATAGCATCTTCTATTTCCTTTCTTCTTTTAATGCTATCTGCTCCTGCTGTGAAGATGGAATAAAATAATTTTGTTTCTAAGTTCTCAATTTCCATTTTGAGTTTTGTCCTTTGTGTCATCATATTGTTCTGTTTTGGTTTTTAATATCAAGCAAATATAAACAAAAAATTTAATAAAACAAACTTTTAAGCAAAAAAAAAGGATTAAAAATTAATTTAACCCCTTTTCACTAGATAATAAAAACAGAACATTCAAATGTAGTCATTTAATATTCATCTACCAAACTTTTGTATTTTATTATTAAGTCTTCTAAGTCTATTGTTGAAAACTTTACTATTTGTTTTGATTGCTGAAGCATTTTATCGGCCGTGCCTGGACCGTATCTTTTGTCTAATGCTACACTAAATTTGTATTGTTCACCATAACGAAACACATTACATCCTGCACATTGCACCTGGCAATTAGTTTCATCCCATCTGGTTGAATAATGTCTTCTAGACATAAAATGGCCGTTCTGGAGTTTCTTCCAATTATCTTCTTTTCCGCAAGTAAAACAAGTTGAAAACCCCATAACTGAATCTTTTAGCCGTATGTATTGACTAAATACAGCATCTAGTTTTTTAACTATTTTACTTCTTGTTAGCTTTTTAGCCATTAATCTAAGTGGTCTAATAATAAACTTCCAGTAGGTTCGTCTATTTTTTTAATGGTCTTATAAATGTACTTGCTATTTCTTTTAATGGTTTGTTTATCTGACTTTGAAGTGTCCAGGCCACAATTAACATATTGTTCACCATCCATTTCCAGAAGTCTGTCAATCTTTACCTTACAAGATAATGATGTATATCCGTAAATCTTGTCTACTAATTCCTGTGAGTATTGCATAATATTTGTTTTTTGTAAATATAAACAAAATATATTAATATCTATCTTTATTAAAATAAATTAATTATTGTTTGCATATTTAAAATAAAAATAATAACTTTACACTTTTTATACTACAATACTTTAAAATAATAATTAAATGTATTACTAAAAATATAAACAAAAAAAGAAATATATATAACTAAATAAAAATAAAGATTTAGAAATACTATTCATTAGTAAAAAATAGATATATAAAAAAATTAGTCTTTAGAGATAGACTTGAATTTTTCCACCCCTCTACTACCAAAGTAAGCTACATAAACAGTTATTAAAAGTGATTTAAGTAAATCAATCCATTCATTATTAACTACAAATTGTATTTCTAAGGAAT